ACTTGTCATGGCGCGATGCCGTTGTTGAATGCGTCGAAGCCCACCACGGCATCGTAGAGAAAGGAAACATAAATGTTTAAGTTGATTTTAATCCCCTTGATTGGGCTGTCTTTCTCTGCACATGCCTGTAAGGACACGTTCAATTTTACTGAAGATAAACAGAAACATGCAGCAGTTTCCTTTGTACTTGGGGCAGCCTCTGCTGCTGTAATTGAAGATAAGAAATATGCTTTCGGTGTAGCAATGCTCCCAGGTATTGCTAAGGAAGTGTACGATATTCGTAATGGCTGTGCATCAATTCAAGACCTGTTGTATGACGCTGTAGGTGCATATGTAGGGGTTCAAACAACAAACTTCATCATTCGTAAAAACTTTGTAGGATATAATTGGGTGATTAAATGATTATTAGTTGCGTGTTAGGTTTACATCTTGCCACATACCATTTCGATAGGAATGAGGGGCTGAACGAAATCAACCCTGGGGCGTACGTTTCCTGTAACGATTTCGTTGTTGGAACCTACCGCAACAGTAACGACAATCAATCCTCTTATGTAGGTTATACTATCCATAAATGGAACATAGACTTCCTAGTTGGAGGGATTGCTGGATATGAGAACAAAATTGTTCCAGCAATTCTTCCCTCCTACAAATATAAGAGTGTGAGGTTTACAATCATTCCAGCATACCAGCCTGGTATACATATTTCAATTGAGTATTGACATGAGCTATTCCAATCAAGACTATTGGTATTGGCATTACCAACATCGTTACTTTGAGAAACAAAAGGAGATCAATGAGCAAGTGCGTAGAGAAAATTAAACATTCCTGTGGCTCCTATGCCCTGCAAGTGTTCCTTCGTGATGACGGTAAGTATGACGGTTATTGCTTTGCTTGTGGTAAGTATGAGCCAGACCCATATGGAGACAAACCTCCAGGGTATAAGCCCAATCTAGTGCTGAAGAGTCCTGAACAAATCCGAGCTGAGCTTGAAGAGATTGGCGATTATCAATGTCTTGATTTGCCGCAGAGAAAACTGAGGAAAGAATCTCTTGACTACTTCGGTATTAAGGTTGGCGTGTCTGAAGAAGATGGCCGTACACCTGTGTCTGTATACTTTCCGTATAGAACAGACAATGAGTTGATTGGCTATAAGGCCCGTCTTCTTGATCCTAAGAAGATGTGGGCAGTTGGTACAACTAAGGGTGCAGACCTATTTGGTTGGGACAAAGCCATCGCTACAGGCGGACGTAAGCTATACATCACAGAGGGTGAGTTTGATGCGGTAGCTCTGTATCAAATCATGAAAGATCAGGCAAGAGGAACAGCATACGAGAATAACAATCCTCCAGTTGTATCGTTGGTAAACGGTGCAGGCTCTGCCAAGAAAGATCTTCCTTTGATGCTTCGACGTATCAAGGAACATTTCAAGGAGATTGTCCTCGTATTCGATATGGATGCTCCAGGGAGAGAAGCAGCAGAAGCTGTTATGAAGCTCATTCCTGAGGCAACTGTTGCTGTACTCCCAGGTAAGGATGTCAACGATTGTTTGATTGAGGGACGTTCAAAGGCTGTACATGCTGCTTGTGTATTCAATGCAGCAAAGCCCAAGAATACACGTATCGTTAGCGGAGACACTCTACATGAATCTGCTAAGGAACCTCCTAAGTATGGCATGGCTTGGCCTTGGAGACATATTACGAAAGCCACTCGTGGTTTACGTTTTGGTGAAACAATCTACATTGGAGCAGGTCAGAAGCAAGGTAAATCGGAAATCGTTAACACTCTAGCTTCTCACTTCATTACTAACTATGGCTTGAAGGTTTTCCTTGTAAAGCCAGAAGAGAGTAATAAGAAGACATACAAGCTCGTTGCTGGTAAGATGGAAGGTAAGTTCTTCCATGACCCAGAAATTGAATTTGATATGGAAGCTTATGAACGTGCTGGTGGTAAGCTACAGGGACATCTGTTCTTGTTGGATTTGTATCAACACGTTGGATGGGAATCTCTCAAAGCGGACATTCGTCATGCTGCAGCCGTAGAAGGTTGTAAGGTTGTGATGATTGATCCTATTACCAACCTAACTAACGGCATGGATGCCGCAACAGCCAATGTTAAATTACAGGAAATTGCTCAAGAGCTTTCATCTATGGCTCTTGATTTGGATATTCTTATCTTTATATTCTGTCACCTCCGTAACCCTGATGCTGGTCCGCCTCACGAAAGAGGTGGCGAGGTTCTTTCTAGTCAGTTTGCTGGTAGTCGTGCTATGGCCCGTAGTTGCAATCTTATGTTGGGACTTGAAGGCAACAGAGATCCTAATCTCTCTCCTGAAGAAAGAAACATCAGAACACTTGTCTTGCTTGAAGACCGAGAGTATGGGGAAGTAGGACGATTCAAGCTCTACTGGGATAAATCAACTGGACTGTTTAACGAGATTTAATATGGACAAACAACTGTGTGACTATTGTGGTTGTGATAATGAAGCCACAAACTACGATGAAGAATTAGAAGCCTGGTTTTGTGATGAGCACGAAGGTGGAAGTGGAGACCCTACAGGCTATTGTAGTCGTAGTTGTCAGCTAGGATATGGTTGCGACGATTCTTGCTAAAGAGATTTAAATGAACACGATTCAACTAATTGAAAACCATTACAAAGAAAATTTCAAGAAGCATTTGAAACGGATGACCTTTCGTGCTGGTGGACACCATCAAGCAGAAGACATCGTTCAAGAGGCGTACGCTAGGGCTTTGAAATACTACGATTCCACACGTATTGATGAATTCGATAAGTGGTTTTCGATGGTGTTGAATAATTCCTACAACGACTATATGCGAGATGAAATTGGTCTTTCATATATCGACGAGGACGATGAGCCCCTTGGTGCAATTGATTGTTCGATTTTGAATAATCAAACATTGAAGGAAATCTATGACCTGATTGATACTAAGAGCGAAGTTCAAATCGAAGTGCTTACGTTGCACATCAAATATGGATTTAGTGCGACAGACATCTCTAAGCAAACAGTACACACTTACGCCAACATTCATAAGATCATCCAGCGATTTAAGAAAGAGCTTGAGGATTTGTACAAATGAGAATTGCATTTGGTGACTTAGAAGCTAACGGTCTTCTGCGACAAGCAACTAAGATTCATTGCGGTGTATTCAAGATTCAAGGAGAGAAACAACTACACAAGTTTCGTCCAAATCAGATGGAAGAGATGTTCAAATTCCTCGATGGTGTTGATGTTCTCATCATGCACAATGGAATTGGATATGACTTTCCCCTGATGGAGAAGCTGCACGGATACAAATTCAAGGGTAAGAAAGTTGACACATTGTTGATGAGTCGTCTTCTTAAACCTAAACGAATGCTTCCGTTCAACTGTCCTAACAAGAAGATTGGCCCTCATTCTATCGAAGCTTGGGGCTATCGGGTAGGACGTGGCAAACCTGAACATAACGATTGGGAAAACTTCTCTGAAGAAATGCTCCATCGTTGTTCAGAAGACGTAGAGATTCTTGAGCTTGTGTATAACGCTTTGATGAAGGAATCTGAAGGAAGCAATTGGCGTAATGCTTTCTTGTTGACATTTGAGCTGTTTGAAAATCTTCAGAAACAAGAAGAATACGGATGGCTTGTCAACAGGGAACACATGCTTAATTGTATTCATCAGCTTGATCGTTGGATTGCACGTATCGATAGAGCTGTCTCTAAGTATCTTCCTCTTGTATTGGAGGTCGATGAGACGAAGAACAAAGGTGAGTATGGATATATCAAGAAGCCTTTCCTCAAGTCTGGAAAGTATTCTGAAAGTGTCAATACTTGGTATGTTAATTGCAACATCTCTCCTGAAGATGTTCAAGTAGAAGGATGTTTCTCTCGTATAGGGTTTAGACGTACAAATCTTAATTCAAACGAAGAGACAAAAGACTTCCTTCTACAGCTTGGTTGGGAGCCATTGGAATGGAATACGAATGATGAGGGTGAGCGAACTTCTCCTAAACTTTCTAAGGACGATCCCTTTGAAGGAATTAACGGTGCGTTGGGTCGCCTCGTTGCGAAACGCGTACAATGCCGACAACGAAAGAGCATTATTGAGGGGCTTATTGAGAGCATTCGTGATGATGGGTGTCTTGCTTCTTCTGTGGCAAACTTGGCCGAAACAGGTAGAGCAACTCATCGTGGAATTGTTAATGTTCCTGGGGCAAAATCTTTTTACGGTAAGCAGATGAGACAAATCTTTACTTGCAAGCCAGGATATGTGCTTGTAGGTACAGACTCAGATAGTTGTCAGATCCGTATGCTATGCGGTCGTATGAACGATCCAGTGTATACAGATAACGTTCTTAACGGGAGGAAAGAAGATGGAACGGATATCCACAGCGTCAACATGCGCGCTGCTGGTCTTCCTAACAGAGATGCTGCGAAAACGTTCTTTTATGGATTCTTGTTCGGTGCAGGAGATGCTAAGGTTGGAAAGATCGTTAGAGGAAGCGCTGCAGACGGTAAGAGACTTAAAGAGCAATTCCTTAAAGGACTGCCTGCCCTTGGCAGATTAGTAGAGGGACTGAAGGCAGAATGGCGTAAGAATGCAAAGCAACGGTACAATCCTAAGTTTGATCGTATGGAATACTACGACGGATGGGTTACAGGGCTAGATGGTCGTCCAGTATTTGTTGCTTCTGAACATGCCATTCTAGTTTATGTCTTACAATCAGACGAAGCTATCATGATGACGAAAGCCTACAATCTATTGTGGGAACGGTTATCTAAGAAGTATCGTTACAAAGAAGATTTTGGTGTCGTGTGTTGGTACCACGACGAATATACAATCGAATGCCGTAAAGAAATTGCAGAAGATGTCAAGAAGATTTCTGAGCAATGTATTGTTGATGCGGCAGAACATTTTAAAATTGCTTGCCCTCACGTTGGTGATGGTAAGATTGGAACGGATTGGTACGCAATCCACTAAGGAGAAAGATATGTACAGCACATTTAATGGTTGGAAGTTGAAGGGTCGAGTGGTTATGCAAGGCGAGCGTGGCTCCCACCGTAATGAGTACGGTGACATGATGTTCCACCGTTCACAAACAACACCTATTGGTGGCATCGAACGAATCACTGTCTATCGTGACACACGTGGTCGTTTTATCAAGCAGACAGTTACTGTCGTTCGTTAATTAAGGAGAATTTTATGGATCAAAAGTTGGCTACAGTTTCTATTTACTTCCGTGACGCATTTCAAGACCCAGTGTTTTTTGACAATGTAATCGGTTATCAAGTTGGTGGCTCTGCCGTATTGGTGGCAGTTGACACTGGCGTAACTAAAATCTACCCTCTGGACTTGATTGCTTCTGTTGAGCACAAAGTCAAAGAAGGTCAAGAGTAATTTTTAACAACAAAGGAAATCGAATATGGCACTAACCGCACCCAAGGGCAACCCCTCTAGCACTAAGTTTGCTCCCCAAGAAAACATCAAGCCTGGTGTCTACCCAGGTCGTCTGGTACAAATCATCGACTTTGGCTTGCAGCCACAGAAGCCCTACCAAGGGAAGGATAAGCCACCTGTACAAGAAATTGGTCTGACATATGAACTCGTAGATGAGTTTATGAAGGACGAAAAAGGTAACGATATCGAAGACAAGCCACGATGGATTAGTGAAACCCTTCCGTTCTACGGCTTGTATGCTGATAAGGCCAAGAGTACACAGCGTTATCTGTCGTTTGATCCCTCTCAAGAGTGGGGCGGTGACTTCTCCAAAGCGATTGGTTTGCCAATCAACGTAACCGTTGTCAATAACAAGAGTGGCGATAAGGTTTACGATAACGTAGCCAGTATTGCTGCTATGCGTCCTCGTGATGCTGAGAAGTGTCCAGAGCTGAAGAACACTCCTCGTGTGTTTGATTTGGACAATCCAGACATCGAAGTGTTTAACTCGTTCCCTAAGTGGATTCAAGACAAGCTGAAGGGTAATTTGAACTACGCAGGTTCTAAGCTGGAGAAGCTTGCAGGAAATGCTCCTGCTCCTAAGAAGGAAGAGCCAGCTCCTAAGGCAGCTCCTCAGGAGGAAGCTCCAGAGAACGCTCCCTGGTAATACATGCAGCCCCTGATCGATGCGGATGTTCTTCTGTACGAAGTAGGGTTTGCTGCTGAAGCTGGTTGGCAAGGAGAAGGTGTCCCTCACTTCGACTATGTTGAGGAACTTCTCAAGCTACGGATTGAAAACATCTGTGCTTGTGTAGAAGCCACTTCTCCTCCAATCTTCTTCTTTACTGGGAAGAATAATTTCCGAGAGCAAATTGCCACACGGCAAACTTACAAAGACAGACCTAGTGCTAAGCCTTGGCACTATTACAACATCAAAGCTTATATAAAGGGCAACTATGACTACCGAGAAAAAGATGGACTGGAAGCAGATGACCTTATGGGAATCGAACAAACAGAACGAGTGCTTGAAACAATCATCTGTACCAGAGACAAAGACCTTCGAGCTGTTCCGGGATGGCATTTTGGTTGGGAGTTGGGAAATCAGCCCCAGTTTGGACCGTGTTATACGGATGAGATTGGACACATCAAACTGTCTTCTGACAGAAAGTCCATCAAAGGTACGGGTTTATTGTTTTTCTACGCCCAATGCCTCACAGGTGACCGTACGGACTCTATTCTCGGCGTTGACAAGTGTGGGCCTGTTAAAGCCTTTGCAATCCTAGAAGGTAGTAAGACATCAACTGAGGCATTTAATCGCGTTAGAGAGGCTTATAGGGCCTTCTATGGGGATCGTGGAGATGAATATCTCCTTGAGTCTGGACGTCTATTGTGGATGACCAGAAAACTTAACGAGGACGGGAGTCCTGTATTGTGGGAGTTTCCAGAGTGACTGTATGCGTTTTATGGTATGACGACCAAAACACTAACAAATATATCGTTGGAATTTTCAAGACAAGGGAATCTGCTAACGGTACACGAGATAATTGTAGCGTATATGAACGAGAGAATATGTGGATAGAGGAGTTTGACCTGCTTGACTAAAATCAAAACAAGAAATAACGGAGAATGGACGGAAGCACGTTATCGTAGCTTTGTCAAGAGTGCTCTTAGATCGGCAAGCCAGAGATGGCCCCCTAAATATCAGTCACTAAATGAAGCTTGTGTAGGAACCAAGCTGAATACAAAAACAGGACGTATGGCTAAGCACTATAAGTGCAATCAATGTAAGAATGATTTCCCTGCTAAGGAAGTGGAAGTAAATCATATTGTTCCTGTTGTCCCCACATCTGGATTTACTACGTGGGATGAAGTGATTGAGAGAATGTTCTGTGAAAAAGATGGTTTAGAAGTAGTTTGTAAACCGTGTCACAGATCAATTACAAAAGAAGAGAATAAGGAAAGAAACAATGACTGAACAAACGAACGGTAATACAACTAACGAATACAAGGGTTTCTGTCTGTTCAACGATATCGAAGACACCGATCTTCGTATTCGTAATCGTGCTGTAGTAATGGCCAATATTGCAGAGGCCAATTCTAAAGAACGAAAGATTTCTGCTAATGGTATGGGATTGATTATGGGCTATTTCAATAACGTTGTTAAAGAAGAGCGTAATCAAACATTGACTAAGTTTGTTGAATTCATGAAGGAGCGTGGTTATGTCGTCACAGTTGCAAGCAAACAAGTTTGATTCTGAAAAGATTCGACTTGATCTTGTAGACCCTTTGGCAATTGAGGGACTGGCTTCTGTTCTTACTTTTGGAGCTAAGAAATATGCTGCTCACAATTGGCGTCAAGGTATTAGCAATAGTCGCCTTATTGCTGCTCTCCTCCGTCACCTTTTCGCTCTCATGCGAGGAGAAGAGATTGATCCCGAGTCTGGTCTACCTCACATTGACCATGTTGGCTGTTGCTGGATGTTTCTATCTAATAACATGAAGACACGTCCAGACCTTAATGACAACCCACTAAAGGAAGCTAAGTGAAAATTTCCCCAATTGAAGTTGCTCTGATTCATTACATTGGTGATGACTTAGACGTAGTTAATGCAGCTCGTGTCTCATTCCAAAAGAAAAGCTATAGCTTGGACGAACGAGATAAGAAGCTTATCAAATATCTGGCTGAACATAAACATCATTCTCCGTTCAACCATTCGTTCTTGTCCTTCCGTGTCAAAGCTCCAATCTTCGTAGCTAGACAATTGGTTAAGCATAAGTTTATGCCCTGGAACGAAGTGAGTCGTCGATACGTAGACAGTGAGCCTGAGTTCTATCTCCCTGAGTATTGGCGTAGGAAGGCAGATAACGTTAAGCAAGGGAGTAGTGAGGAGAAAGTTGTTCTTCGTCTATATGATCCGTTCGAGGATGATGACGGATTGCTAGAAACTCCTTTCGACCATATTAAGCTGTCTCTTCAAATGTACGAAGACATGCTCTCACAGGGGGTGTGTCCTGAGCAAGCTCGTATCGTCCTCCCACAGAACATGATGACAGAATGGCGTTGGTCTGGTACTTTGGGGGCATTCCTTGACATGCTTGTTCTACGTCTTGATTCTCATACACAGAAGGAAAGCAGGGACGTAGCAGAGCTTATCGCTAAAGAAGTTAAGCAACTGTTCCCTGTTGCGTATTCAGCCTATCTAGGAGAGTGAATGAAACATTTTGTATTGCCGGATGTACAGGCTAAGCCTGGAGACAATTTCGATTTTCTCACTAAGATTGGTGAATACATCCTTGAGAAGAAGCCAGAGAAAATCATCTGTCTTGGTGACTTCGCTGACATGCCCTCTCTAAGCTCCTATGACGTTGGTAAAAAGAGCTTTGAGGGTAGGCGCTACACTAAGGACATTGACGCCACCAGAGAGGCTATGGGCACCTTGCTGAGCCCTATTTGGGACTTCAATGTCAAGGCTAGACGGAATAAAGAAAAACTCTATCGCCCTGAGCTACATTTCGTTCTCGGTAATCATGAGAATCGAATTGAACGAGCAGTTAATAACGACCCAAAACTGGAAGGTTTGGTTTCTTTAAATGATCTCTGTTATGAAGACTTTGGTTGGAAGGTTTATCCATTCCTTGAAATTGTTGTTATCGATGGTATTGCTTATTCCCACTATTTTGTCACTGGTCTTGCTGGCCGTCCTTGTGCGACTGCTTCTGCGCAACTGAATAAGACACATATGTCTTGCATCTCTGGCCATCAACAGGGCTTGCAGATTGCTACAGGGAAGAGTGCTAACGGTAAGCTGATTCATAGCATCATCGCAGGAAGCTGTTATGAGCATGATGAAGACTATCTGGGACGTCAAGGTAACAACCATTGGCGTGGAGCATTGATGTTGAACGATGTACGAGAGGGTGATTTTGATATTATGCCTCTTCGTTTGAATTACTTGGTGAATCGATGAGGGTTCTTGTTGCTTGTGAATACTCGGGGGCTGTTAGATCTGCCTTTGAGAAAAGAGGACATTACGCTATGAGTTGTGATCTATTACCTGCTGAAGACGGGGGAGAACACTACCAGGGAGATGTAAGGGAGTTATTCATTCATCCTTGGGATTTAATGATTGCTCACCCGCCTTGCACACATCTAGCAGTGTCTGGGGCAAGATGGTTTAAAGACAAGAAACAAGAACAAGAGGAAGCCCTCTCCTTCGTTAGAGAACTGATGGATGCCCCTATCGAAAAGATTTGCATCGAAAATCCAGTAAGTATAATCAGCTCTAACATTAGAAAACCGGATCAAATCATTCAACCTTGGATGTTTGGTCACGAGGTATCCAAGAAGACATGCCTGTGGTTAAAGAATCTAACACACCTCGAACCTACCAACTTAGTTGGTAAAGGGGAATACGTAACGTTTTCGAGTGGAAAACGTATGCCGGCCTGGTACAATCTGTCTCCTGGACAAGATCGTTGGAAAGAACGCTCCAGGACATTTCAAGGAATCGCCGATGCAATGGCAAAACAATGGGGATAACAATGAAACTAACACCTAGAGACTGGTGCGATATTAAGCGTATCCAAGCAATTAAAGAAGATGATCCTGACAGAGCTAGAGAACTACGGGCAGATGCTAGAAAGTTTGAATTGTTAGCTGAGGAGATTGAATATCTACAAGAAGTCGTCAATGACTTGTCTGTTCGTATGTGTAAGGACTAATATGAATTTGAATGAATATCAAAACACAGCAATGACTTTCCGTTTGGAGAGTGCAACACCTGAATATGCTTTGTTCAATCTAGGAGCAGAAGCGGGAGAGGTGTTGGGAGTCGTAGCCAAGAGCATTCGTGACCAACGAACATTCGACTACGATCAGAAGATTAAGAAAGAGCTAGGGGATGTGCTGTGGCACGTAGCTGCTGTAGCTCTGGATAATGGCTTTACATTGGAAGACATTGCTGCAGCAAACATTGCTAAGCTGTCTGAACGAAAGAAACAAGGAACCATTCAAGGTTCTGGCGATAATCGATAATAGGAAGAATAGAAAATATGACACAATCACTGCGTAGCCAACTCATCACACGACGTACCTACAACCGACCCAAAGACGATGAGGGCAAAGCATTTGAAACATTTGAAGAGACAGTAGATCGAGTTATTGGTCATCAAGCATGGCTCTGGACTAGGGCAGCTAAGCTGGACTACGTTCCTAAGCAGTTTACAGAAGAATTGGAAGAGCTTCGTCAATTGATGTTGGAACGTAAGGTTCTAATGTCAGGGCGTACATTGTGGCTTGGTGGTACAGAGGTGGCTAAGCGTCGAGAAGCCTCTCAGTTTAATTGTAGCTTTACACACGTAGAAACTGTTTACGATTTGGTTGATGTGTTGTGGCTGCTGATGCAAGGGTGTGGTGTGGGTTTTAAGCCTATAGTTGGTCAACTTACGGGCTTCCAAAAGCCCATTAACCAAGTTGAAATCATCCGATCTACTCGGACAACAAAAGGTGGGAATCAAGAGAATGTCGAAACATTTGATGAAAACACAGGAGTGTGGACAATCCAAATCGGAGACTCAGCAGAAGCCTGGAGCAAGAGTATCGGTAAGTTGGCCGCTCATAAGTTTCCCGCCACTAAACTTGTACTCGATCTATCCCAGATTAGACCAGCAGGTGAACGCCTTAAAGGCTATGGATGGATCAGTTCGGGAGACGCTGCCATTGCCAAAGCATATAAAGCAATTATTGAAATCCTGAACAAACGAGCAGGAAGCTTGCTAACCCGTATCGACATTCTTGATGTTGTTAACTGGTTGGGCACAATCCTTTCTTCTCGTCGTTCTGCTGAGATTGCTCTGTTTGAATACGGTGAAGACGAATGGCAAGAGTTTGCTGTAGCTAAGAACAATTGGTGGGTGGACAATGTGCAACGAGCACAGAGTAATAACAGCTTGTTGTTCCGTACCAAACCTTCTCGTGATGAACTGGATCACATCTTCAATCTGATGGTTGAGAGTGGTGGTTCAGAGCCAGGGTTTATCAATGGTGAGACAGCTATTCGTCGTGCCCCTTGGTTTAAGGGCTGCAATCCTTGTGCTGAAATTTTGTTGGGCAATAAGAGCTTCTGTAATCTGACAGAAGTTGACGTAGCTAAATTTAAGGGAGATAGTAATGGCCTTCGGCGTGCAATTCACCTTGCCTCCCGTGCAAACTATCGACAGACATGTGTTAACCTGCTTGACGGAATCCTTCAAGAAGCATGGCATCTTAATAACGGATTTTTGCGTCTATGCGGAGTGGGTCTTACTGGGATCGTACGTAGACCTGATCTTAGAGCCTATGACTACGCAGAACTCAATCGAACTGCTACAGCGGGCGCTTACTCGATGGCAGATGAGCTTGACTTGCCACGACCAAAGAACGTCACTACTGTCAAACCATCAGGAACATTGTCTAAGGTTATGGATACCACAGAGGGGCTACACAAGCCTCTCGGAAAGTACATCTTTAACAACGTTAACTTTGGCAAATACGATCCTCTCGTACCTCTCTGTCGAAGTGCTGGATACAAAGTTATCGAGAATCCGACAGATCCGGAAGCAGTGCTCATCACGTTCCCTGTGGCGTGGGAAGATGTACCGTTCGAGAAGTACGAGCGTGATGGAGAAACGATTGAGGTCAATACCGAGACAGCGATTTCTCAGCTTGAACGATACAAGATGCTGATGCAGAACTGGTGTCAACAGAATGTCTCTGCAACGATTAGCTATTCTCCTGATGAGAAGGATGCTATTGTTGATTGG